AGTGGAAGAAAAGATTAAAACTCTGTTTGATCTCTGGAATAATCGTAATGAGTAAGACAAAAAGTACTCGTCTTGGAACTGTTAAGACAGGTCAAGCTGAGATTAATCGTCAGTTAGACGAAGAGTACGCAAAGACTGCTGTAGCTTGGTGGGACGTTAGAAGACCGGAAGTTTACTTTGGTATCAAAGGTGAGCGTACTGACGAACAAATAGAGCTTTTTAGAAGGTTTATACAGGAATGGGGCAATGTAAGAGGCGGCGATGTACTTAACGGTTTAGTAGACGGTACTTATACCGCAGATCAAGTAACTGACTACTGGGGTGCTGAAAACTTTAAATCTTTGATTAAAGCTGAAGGCTATCAGATAGAAGAGTTTACAGGATCTGCTGATGAGTTTGGCGCGTATCTTGCTTCTCAGTGGGATAATGTTTCAGATTTTTTAAGCAGCACAACTATAGGCCCAGATGGTACACTAGGTTCTCTTTCTACAACTCCCTTACAAAATCTTGGTGGGCCTAGAGGAAATGAAAGAGGTGTTCGTGTTACTTCTGATAGACTAGTTCAGCAAGAATACGTAAACGCTATTAAAGCTGCTGCTGACCAAGCAGGAATACCTGTTAGTGTTTTATCTCCAGACGGGGCGCAGTATGAGCTTAATTACGGACAGTTTGACGATGTAGCTTTAGGCGAATATAAACAAACTGTAGAACCTTTTGATACTATAGATAAAATAGGAAGAGTTGTTTCTTCTGTTCTTGAAGCAGTTTTAATAGCAGGTGTTACAGGAGAAATAACTTCAGCTCTTGCTACCTTAGCAAGTGGAGTGCAAGCTGCTGGCGGTGCAGCAGAAATAACTAACGGTGTGCTGTCGTTTTCAGACGCTGTTGCTACAGCAGATCAAACTAAAGATTTTTTAGACACAGCCTTAGAAGTAGTATCTATTTATAGAGATGTTTCATCAGTTGCAGAAGAAATTGAAGAAGCTCTTGATTTAATATCTGAAGTAAAAAACACAATATCTCCTGATGAAACAATCCCAGAAGATGTAGTAGTATCCTTAGAAGCAGAGAGAGACGCTAGAGAAGAAGAAGAAAGACGTTTAGCAGAACAAGAGGCCGCTAGAGTTGCAGCCGAAGAAGAAGCTGCTCGACTAGCTGCTGAGGAAGCCGAAAGACAAAGGATTGCTGCAGAGGAAGCTGAGGCTGCTCGTATAGCCGCAGAGGAAGCAGAGGCCGCTAGGGTCGCAGCCGAAGAAGAAGCAGAAAGACAGAGGATTGCTGCTGAGGAAGCAGAAGCAGCCAGAGTTGCAGCAGAGGAAGAAGCTGAAAGACAAAGGATTGCTGAAGAAGAAGAAGCAGAAAGACAGAGGATTGCTGCAGAAGAAGCTGAGGCTGCTAGAGTAGCTGCTGAAGAGGAAGCAGAAAGACAAAGATTAACAGAAGAAGAAGCAGAAGCAGCCAGAGTCGCTGCTGCAGAAGCTGAAGCTGCTAGAGTAGCTGCTGCAGAAGCAGAGGCTGCACGTATAGCAGAAGAAAAAGCGGCTGCTGAAGAAGCTGCTAGAGTTGCTGCAGAAGAAGCAGAGGCTGCTAGAGTTGCTGCTGAAGAAGCCGAAGCTGCTAGAGTTGCAGCAGAAGAAGAAGCTGCTAGGTTAGCTGAAGAAAAACGATTGGCTGAAGAAGAAGAAGCCAGAAGACAGGCAGAAGCTGAAGCTAATAGGGTTGCAGCAGAGGAAGAAGCAGCACGTATAGCCGCTGAACAAGCAGCAGAAAAAGCCGCTGCAGAAGAAGCAGCCAGAGCAGCAGAAGAAGCTAAAGCTGCGGAAGAAGCTAGGGCAGCAGAAGAAGCACGTTTAGCTGAAGAAGCCAGAGCAGCAGAAGAAGCTAAGGCAGCCGAAGAAGCTAGGGCAGCAGAAGAAGCTGCAAAAGAATTAGAAGAAGGCGACGACGACTTACTTGTAGGCGATACTGACTTTGACGAAGATGTTGTTGAAGCAGCAGACGGAGGATACTTAAGTACAACTCAAGAAGCTGACTTTAACTTAGGTAAAGACGTAGTTTTAGCAGACGGGACAGTTGTAAATAACCAGACTCACGAAGTTATTTCCGTAGGAACTGCTGGTGGTGTTATTGTAACGCCTAAAGAAGTAGTCGTAGAAGAAGACCCCGGAGGAGGTGCAGGAGCTGGGGCTGGTGCAGGAGCTGGTGGTGGAGGACCTGTGACAGACGCTAGTACTGACACAGTAACAACTGATGGTGACGCCGTTGGAGACGACGATGGCGATAGAGTAATTACAGCAGACCCCGGTGCTGTTTCTATTGATGAAAGAGAAGACATAACTCCAGACATAGGTGAAGTAATTGATGTAGTAGAGGAAGCTATTAGCGAAGAAACAGATCCCGACACTATAGAAGATTTAGAAGAGTACTTAGAAGATCTACAAGAATTAGAAGAAACTGCAGAAGTAGACGAGGTTGTTGATGTAGTAGAAGAAACTTTTGAAGAAGGAACTACTACCGAAACTGCTGAAACAGAAACATCAGGAGAAGACGACGACGCTATAGATTTAGACTTGTTTATTGACTTATCTAAAGACGACGACGATCAGCCTATTTCTATAGATACTGACGGAGACGGAGAACCTGACGTAACAGACCCAGATGATGATAATGACGGTATCCTTGATAATGACGATCTTGATCCTAAAGATCCTATAGATGTAACAACAGGTGGTGAAGTAGGTGGCGGTACTGACACTGGTGCTGGATCTGGTGTCGGAGCTGGAGAAGAAACTGGGGAAGGTACTGGTACAGGCATAGGAACTGGTGAAGGGACTGGAGAAGGAACTGGAACAGGAGAAGGTACTGGTGAAGGCGAAGGTGTCGGAGAAGGCGTAGGCGAAGGTGAAGGCACTGGAGAAGGCGTAGGTGAGGGCACAGGTACAGGCGAAGGCGTTGGTGGTGGAGAAGGAACTGGAGAAGGTGAGGGAGAAGGCGAAGGTACAGGCACAGGTTCTGGAGACGGTACTGGAGCAGGAACCGTTGCACCTTCACGAGGTTATAAACCACAAGGAAGTCTTGGTGGTGGATACATGGGCGGTTTAAGTTACCAGTTACCGCAGTTTGTAGGAGTACAGTACCAGCCTAAAGACTACACTGTTGAGTTAAACCGTATTATTAATGAAAGTTTGTTTAAAGGAATGATCTAATGACTTACAAAGATCTAGTCAATAATGTACTTAGGAGGCTGAGGGAAACAGAAGTTAATTCTGTGCAGGACAATTCCTACAGTAAGCTCATAGGTGACCTTGTAAACGACGCAAAGGACCTTGTGGAAAACTCATGGGACTGGTCTGCACTTAGGACTACCCTTACGATTACTACTACGGCTGACGTCTTTAATTACTCCTTGACTGGCAGCCAGAATAACATCAAGGAACTAAACGTGTTAAACGACACGTCTAACTTCGTGATGCACTACCAGACTAACAACTGGTTTGACTCACAGTTCCTGTTGTCAGCACCGGAAACAGGGTCACCAATGTACTACACGTACAACGGTGTTGACGCAGACGGAGACACGTTAATCGACGTTTACCCAAAGCCTGACGGAGTTTACTCCTTACGTTTTAACTGCGCTTTACGTAACCCTGACTTAAGTGCAGACACTGACACACTGAAGATACCAGCGATGCCTGTAGTACACCTTGCTGTAGCCTTTGCTGCTCGTGAGCGTGGGGAAACTGGTGGTACTTCGACTCCAGAGTACTTTTCCATGGCTAATAAGTACTTGTCAGACGCTATTGCACAGGACGCTGGCAGACATCCAGAAGAAACTATCTTCTACACGCCTTAAGGTACACACTATATGGCACAAGAACTAAAAAGTATTAATCTTGTAGCTCCGGGCTTCAAGGGCATCAACACTGAGGACTCACCGTTGTCTCAGGACCCTTCTTTTGCTGAGACTGCTGACAACGCAGTGATTGACAAAAGAGGGCGTATAGCGGCACGTAAGGGCCTCAGTGTCACGACTACTGACAAGACAGAGTTAGGCAGTGACAACCTGAGTGCTATTAAGGAGTTTAGAGACGCTAATGGCAATACTAAAGTCTTTTCTGTAGGTAACAATAAGATACTCAGCGGTACAACCACGTTGGCTGACGAGACTCCGGGCAGCTACACAATCACTGCTGACGACTGGAAGATGGTCAACTTTAATGACAAGATTTACTTCTTTCAGCGAGCATACGAACCTCTTGTGTACGACAACACAGGCGGTTCTGTAATTAAACTTAGTACAGTTGCAGGAGCAGCAGGTGTTGCTTCAACGATGTACGGTAATGAAGTCTTGGCGGCTTATGGCAGACTATGGACTGCTGACTTCGCTACAGACAAATCAACTGTTTATTGGTCTGACCTTTTGATAGGACATGACTGGTCCGGTGGAACCTCTGGGTCCATCGACATAGCTAAAGTATGGCCTGACGGTTTTGACGAGATTGTTGCACTAGCTGCACATAACAATCTTTTGATTATCTTTGGCAAACGCAGTATCGTAGTTTACTCAGGTGCTGACGCTCCTGCTACTATGGCTTTGTCCGACACTATTTCCGGTGTTGGCTGCGTAGGCAGAGACACTGTTCAGTACACAGGTATAGACGTAATTTTTCTTTCTCAGTCTGGCTTAAGAAGTTTCGGAAGAACGATACAAGAAAAGTCCATGCCAATAAGCAGTTTGTCCGGGACGATTACTACGGACATCATACAGTTAATCAACGAAGCAAACGAAGTTTACAAGTCTGTGTATTACCCGGAAGCA